TGTGGGTAAATCTGATAGCTGATTAACGAACACTACGTTGCCTAGCAGGGCTTGATACACTGCTTGGCCTACGCCATTGGCAACTAATGTAAAGCCTTGAGCGGCTGCTGCTGCGCCTTTAGTTTCATGTAACTCTGAACCTGTCATTGCGTTATGAACGGGCATAATATTTTATCCTTTTAAAACAAAAAAGGGGAACCCGAAGGCTCCCCATTTAACTAAGTCTGCACGGGGTTTAACCTATGCGCGGTCTAATAATTCACGGTACTTAATTTCAAGTACTGCTTTACCTGCTGTGTAAGTGCCTGTAGCAGCGACAACAACTTTACCTGCTGATGTACCGATACCCACTAACAAGCCGACTAAAGCACCAGTACAAGCAACGTTGTCACCAATGGCATCCATTTCAGTTAAGGCTAGAGCCGCACCAGAAATACCATCAGCATCAATAGTTGAACCGTCTGCTTCTTCCAAGCCGATTAGGTACGATGTACCGCCTGCGAATGCTACTAGCACACGAAGAGATACACTCTCAATGTAACTGTTTGCAGGTAAGCCTAAGTTAGCTTCATCTAAGCTTGCTACTGGCAAGTCATCAAAGCTAAAGGTATGAGACAGTACGTTAATACCATCACTGCCTGCGTACTTACTACCTAACACATCTTCAATTTCACGGGCACCATAATGGGTAGCTGCGTGGCTAGTGCCACCAGTACCGCCTGCCAATTTAATACGAGTCATAAATTATCTCCTAACCTACTTGGTCGGTATCAGAACCGATTACTACGATGTTTTCTTCACGAGTTAAACCTGAACCCCAACGGGCTGTGGTATCAATCTCGGTCTGTTTTTTCTTGTTGTTCCACTCAGCTACCAAGATAGGTTTGCGTCTCCAAGCAAGCACGAATGGTGCAATGTTAGGACGAGCAAGCGAAGTAAAGATGTTCGCTACACCTGCAGTAGTTGTAAGGCCACCAATGGTTTCGTTCATGGTAGGTAACATGTTGCTTTCGAATACATCGAAGCCGTATACGTTACGAACAAAACGGAAGTTCTCGGTGATACCAGTTTCAATAATACCTTCCCAACGCGGGTTGTTACTAATGTTAGTTAACTGGGTTGCAGTTTCTAATGCAAAGCCAACACTAGGGTCAACGATGGCGATTAGATTCTTACGCGGCACTTTAGCTTTCTGTAAAGAATAACCTGCAAAGGCGAAATCTTTAACAGCAATTACTTCGTTAGTACCAGTCGCAATCTTACGATGGGCAACACCGTTGATTAGGTTAGCGTTGTTCGCTCCACCTGACTGAGTTAAAGCTAATGCAAGAACATCTGTTTCAAAGCGTTCCATGATTGCTTGTGCTTGCTCAACAGGGATTGAAGCTACTGCTTCTGCTGCCCATAAGGCATCTTCCATTAAGATTTGGCTCAAGCTGTTAGCTGCTACTACCGGGGCATTCATTGTGATACTTACTTCACCTGTATCAAGTGCATCAAACGTAAGCTCACTACCTTCAGGTAAGTCGCGTACTAATGGTGTACCGATAGAAGGCATAGTAAACTGGTTGCCATCAGGGAAATCAATTTGACGTACGAACGGTAAAGCCGTTAAGTTCTCATGAAGAATCTCTTCTAACTGAACCTGCCATACCTCACCGCGAATAATCGCTTGGCTGTTTGCTGTATTATTACCAGACATAATATATTCCTATTTATTGTTAAAGAAACGGTCACCTAATCTTAAGGCGTTATCCATTTCTAAAGTAAATTTCTGTTCACGAGACAAACCACCTTTAGCATTCAACTCTTGAATACCTGCATAATCCAGTTCCGTTGTTACGGAGGTCTGAGTTAAATCGGCTATATGTTTCGAGGGAGTAAGGTCACCTTGCTGTGGAACTATGGGCTGTTGTCCAGTACATAATTTGATTACAGCTTCAGGAGAAGTCTCAGATAACTTATCTAAATCTACACCTAACTCTTTGCCTACTCGGCTGTACACTTCATTAGCTCTTGCACCTAACGACTTACCTAAGCTGTCAGTGACCTGCTGTACATTGGCCGCTGAGCTAGTAGTCTGTGCTTGCTCTGCTAAAGCGTTCTTTATCTGCGTGGCAATATCAACAGTGTCAGGCTTATCAGCCGGAGGGGTAACCTCTGGTGTCTGCTCTGAATGTTCGGTAGTACCTGTTGCCTTGATAGCTGCTAGTATCTCATCGATACTTGTCTGCTTCTGCGCGTTCTCTTGCAAGGTGGTCGCCTCGCTTTCGAGTTTAGTAATATGGGTTTGACCATGTACCATTCCCTTGGCCAAGTCTTCTACAGTGGCGTATTTCTTTCCTTCACCAACTAAAAGTTTAAGACTGTCTTCACCTGTTAATTCGTTTTGGTTATTAGAATCGCTTTCGTTATTACTAAATAATATATTGCTCATTATATATCCTTCGACTGGTCGTCGTCAAGAACTACTATCTTGTCGGTTAACAGCGACAGTAGTTTGTTAATACGTGCGCGGTCTGCTAGTTTGAACGCTACGTAAGTATCTGAGTTACTTTCTTTATACAGCTTCTCAGGGTTTGCTAAAGCTTTATCAACTTGATGCAGCTCATGTTCTAGGTAATCACAAAGGCATCCTATGACACCCTCGGCAGCATTAAACGCAGCTGCAGTCGCTCTCTTCTCTTCATTGGTTGACTTCTGTATTCGTGCTAGGTTATCAATTATCTTAATCGTTTCCATCTACACCTCGTCCGAATCTTCTTCAATAGGTTCTTCTGCATTGACTGCATCAATCTCAGCGGTACTCTGTTGAGTCTGGTTAGCCATCTGCTGTGTTACAGCATCTTCTTGTACACCGATGTTCGGAGTAAAGATATCTAACTCTTCTAGGTCGGCAAGGTACTCAACTGCAGTAGCCAACTTAGTACGAGAAATATGTGGTGCAAGCAACTGGAATGCCGGGGTGTTAAACACACCTAGCAAGTTCTGCAATGCATTAGCTTTCTCTGCAAACATACGACTACCACGGGCACGTAACTTACCACTAATGTTTAAGTCGGACTTGCTTATGGATAAGAACTCTTGAGTCTTAAACTCCGTACCCTCAGTGGATACTAAATCAGTTTCGCCCATGTTGTCCATGGCAATCTCAATCATGTCGTTCAGGACTGCTTCAATCATTTCCTTTTCAAACTTGTTGGTCTTGGTTCGGAAGATTCGGTTGCCACCTTGTTCAAGGAACTGCACCTCAAACTTAGTCTTCTCCCCCGGTGTTCTATGACCAGAGTTGTTACGAGGGCTACCTGCCATCTCCTCCATTATAGACATGGAGTTCTGCATTTGAAAGTCTGCATTCAAAACAGTGGTATCAGGACGCATCTCTCTTACGTCACCATCGATATCATCTACTATGTACCTGCCTCCCGGTTCACCTCGTACACCAACGAAGGTTACATCACCCTTCTCTACTGTTACTGGATGGATGATTCTATCGAATGCATCGGCACGTTGGTTCTCCAACTTGTCCAGTTTATACTGCATACCTACCAGTCTAGCTAGTGGTGATATTGGCATCAGTGAATCGGGTCTGTCTTCCCATCCTGACATGTAAATGCGTTGGCTCCCATTGCGTGAACGGATAGGCGCAGAGAAGATAACCTTACGTCTATCGGCTACGATAATCTTGTGGTTCTTCAGGAACTCGCCTGTCTCAACTGAGTAGAAGTCACCATAGAACTCAAGTACTTCCACGATGTCACCCTTCATGTAATCCATTAGTGACCCTAAACCTGCTCTGCTGAGGGCTTGGTCTTTCCATTTAATGCCACGGGTGCTGCCTAAGTTACCTGCACTACGGACACTCTGTCGCGTGGTACGCATCTCTTCAAGTAACTCATGGGTGAATGGGGTGTCGGGGTTCTCGTCTATCTCTGCCCTGATGTCCCCCAATCCATAAGTCTTGCGGATAATCTTAGTGGCCTTCTTGAATGAGGTAGCAGTCACATCGAATACAATGTCTTCAGGACTGATGCGATTAAGCACACAGCCTTGATATAACATTTTATGATGCCCGTTAAGGTCTTCATATGTTTCAGTTACATAACCCTGTTGGGCAAAGCATACCCCGGTATCAATCCAATCAATAAGTAGTTTGTTAAACACACCCTCATAGTCTTTACGGACTAGCTTAGTTCTAACGTAAGCCTCAACTA